ATGGAGCATCTATTTCCCATAGCCCAGGAACGCGAGGACGTGCTGGATTGGATTCATTATGCGGTTACTCGTAGAAATGGGACGATTCTGTGCCTAGCTGGCCCTAGAGGTACTGGGAAGTCTTTATTGATGTCTATAGTTTCTTACTTAGTGGGCCATGAATACTCTGAGCAGGTTAATCAGGAAATATTAGAAGATAAATTTAATTCAGCTTTTAAGAATAAAAGACTAATCATCTTTGAAGAAGTAGAAGTTGCCAGCAACATTGCCATCAATAAGCTTAAAGCTATGGCCAATAATAGAATTGTATTAGAAGAGAAGGGAGTTGACTCTCAGACAATAGATAACTTCACTTCAATGGCAATTCTGTTAAATGATATATCCCAATTAAGAATTGAGTCTCAAGATAGAAGATTCTCAGTGCCAAGAGTTGCAGATCACGATCTAAGAACTGTTATATCTGAAAAGGATATCCAGGATTTTAATGATAACTTAGAGGGTGAGGAAATCTTTAGAGAAGTTGCAGAATTTGGTGAGTATATTCTTGAAAGAAGACCTAAAAGAAGTTTTATGTATGCCGTCAAAGGTGACTACTATTACTTCCTTTGTAATATGGCCATTGCAGAGTGGAAGAATTTTATTATCGAATACGTTAAAGAAAACGGTGTCGAGGGTGAGCCAATTCCATTTAGAGATATGTCAGTTGCTTTTAAAATAAAATATGACTCTGGAGACGGTAAGGCTAAGACTCTTAAGTTTCCAGATAGAGTTCAGACATTTGAACTATTCTTGAAAGACTATAAGTATCGTGGTGACTATTATATTGGATCTTACATGAAGGATATTGACGATTCTTCTGGTAAAGAAATTAACTGTATTATGCCAAATCCTGAGTTTCTTCGATATGTTGAACAGGAATATATGAGAAATAAACATATAATAGATGGTACTTATGACCCCATAGACGCTCTATAGCAATACTCTACTTTATAGCTTTACATACTATATACCAATCTATATAGTAGATACATGACTACTATAATAAAACACCCATCACCTAAGCCGCAGGACGTAGAGTTTACCTATTATTGGAATAGCGTAATTCCCGATGTTCAAGAAAGAGAAAATCTTAAGTTTTCCCACTTACAGCAGATAAAAGTTTTATGCTCCCTATTCGTCACACTTGATGAAATAGACGCTGAGCTGGAGTTCACTGGGAAGACCTATGAGTCAGTCGGTAGGAATGGGACGCAAATTAAAATTCACCCACTAGTAGCTCTACAGAAAAGTACTATTGCAGAAATTAGAAGCTACTCAAACATACTTGGCCTCGTATTGGTTGAGGATAGGGTAATGAATAACATGGATGATAGATATAATGAGTTCGATTAATTTAGGAGTTATTGATGTTTAAATATAGAAGAATAGAAAACTTAAATCATTTGTACTGCTTTTATGTAGTGATGAGTTCTAGAAATCAGACTGAAGCAGCAGAGAGATTAGGTACTACCCAGCCTGTAGTAAGTGCCACTATTACAAGATTTGAAAAACAGTTGGGAATAAAATTATTTGAAGTTCACGGCAGAAGACACACTCCAACTCCTAGAGCAGTTATCATGCATGGATACTGTAAAGATATTTTTCATTTAACCTCAGTGTTAGAGAAGAAATTGTTTGCGTAAATTAAAAGTATTAGATTTATTTAGCGGAATAGGGGGTTTTTCCCTAGGACTTGAATCTACTGGGGGGTTTGAGACAGTAGCATTTTGTGAGATCGATGAACACTGCCAGAGAGTTTTAAATAAGCATTGGCCAGTTACTACTAAATTTAAAGATATAAAAAATCTAACTTGTCTTGGAGAACACTCTAAAATAGACGTTATAGTGGGAGGATTTCCTTGTCAGGATATTTCCGTCGCAGGGCAGCAAAGGGGCATATCAGATGGTACTAGAAGTGGATTGTGGTTTGAATACAAAAGAATCATCGAAACGACACTACCAAGTTACGTCATTATCGAAAACGTGGCAAACTTGCGAAGTAATGGACTTGTCACAGTTCTGCAAGATCTCTGGAAGATCGGGTACGATGCAGAGTGGGAAATTATATCAGCAAGATCCGTTGGTGCCCCTCATCTCAGGGAGAGAATATGGATTGTTGCCTACCCAACTGCAAATCCGTACGGGTCAAATCAGGGAGGGGGGAGCTGGCAGGACGGGACCGATTCGGGAGAGTCTAGAAACTCTAGTGAGAATGAACAAACTTCAGCTACCAACTCCCACAACTTTCGATTCTGGCCCACCTTTACCTCCGAGAAAGAAAAATCCGAGTGGTGGACAGAAGCCACCGCTAAATTCCGTAGTCGGTGGGAAGTTGAATCCTCAGTTTGTAGAGTGGATGATGGGTTACATAGAAGATTGGACCGAGCTAGAGCTCAGCGTATCAGACAGCTTGGAAATTCTGTAGTACCAGCTATCCCAGAAATTATTGGTAATAGAATTTTATTTCACGAGGCCGTTAAATGTCTTTAGAAAATCCTTTCGATTGGGAAGATCAAGTAAACTGTTTTGAGGCTTTTCATTATGCTGCTGAAGTTGTGGAAGGTAGAATAATTTCTTGTAAATATATTAAAGGGGCGGCTAAAAGATTTTTAAAAGATATAGAGCTATCTAAAAACCCAGAGTCAAAATATTTTTTCGACGTAGAGTACGCAGAAAGATATTTAAAACTAGTACAGAAATTTGAACACTATATAGGTACATGGGAGACACCCAATATAAAGTACCAATCTTGGCAAAAGTGGGTATGGGCATTTGCCCTCGGGTTTAAACATAGGTGGAATCCTAGAATACCTAAATATAGAACTATCCATATAGAAATACCGCGCGGTTGTGCTAAGTCGACTATGGCAAGCCAGTGTGCCCTATTTTTTCTAGGGCTAGAAAAAAATAGAGCTGGTGAGAAGATTGCATGTTTTGCGACTAAAAGTTCTCAATCAAGAATTATTTTAGATGGATCGAGATCAATGGCCAGGAAGTCTGAACAATATTTAAAAGCAAGTAATGTAAAAGTATTGGCCCATAAGTTAGTAGACGACTCTACTGATTCTGAAATGGTTTCTATGTCTTCAGAGTCGAAGTCTATGGATGGGTTAAACTTAAGAGTAGCTTTTCTAGATGAGCTTCACGCGATGAGTCGAGATCTCTACGAGGTTATAATTTCTGGGCAAAAAAAGAGAAATGACTCTCTGACTATATGTTGCACTACTGCTGGATTTTCGATTGAGGGGATAGGATTTTCTCAGAGTCAGTATGCTAAGAAAGTGGCACTAGGGGAGCTAGAGGACGAAACCTTCTGCGCAGTAGTCTATACTATTGATGACAACGATGACTTATTTGTTGAGGATACATGGAAAAAAGCTAACCCGAATTATGGAGTATCAGTAGATCCGATTGCGTTTGAAGCAGCAGCAATTAAGGCAAGAGAAGTTCCTTCAGATTTGGCCAACTTTAAAGTTAAATCCTTAAATTGCTGGATTTCAGAATCAGCAGCATTTTTCAATGTCGACAAATGGGAAGCGTGTGCTGACCCAACTTTAAAAATAGAAAACTTTAAAAATGAATATTGTTATTCTGCAATTGACTTGGCCTCAAAAACTGACTTAACTGCTTTTGGATTTCTATTTAGAAAAAATGGCCATTACTATTTCTTCGATAAATGCCACATACCTGAGAAGACAGTTCAAGAAGCTAGAAATGCTCTTTATGATAATTGTATTGGAGATGGGTATTTATTCACAACTCCAGGAGAGGCGATTCACTACAATAAATTAGAAGAAGATTTTCTCCTAATGATAAAAAATTTAAGAAACCATGCTACCTTTTTTGACCCGTGGAACGCTGTATCATTCAGCCAGAACTTAGAAAAGAAACATGTAAATGTTGTAGAGTTCAGACAAACTGTAGCAAATTACTCCGAGCCGATGAAGACATTAGATGCTCTAATTAGAGAGGGTAGGTTTCATCATAACGGATCTCCCCTATTAAAATTCTGTATCGGAAACGTAGTGGCCAAAGCAGATGCTGCTGGAAATTATTACCCCCGTAAATCTAACGAAAGTTTAAAAATAGATCCAATCGTTTGTGCATTAATGTGCCTTGCTGGGTGGATTAATGAGAAAGAGGAAGGCAGTAATTATAATGATCGTGGCATTAGATTTTTATAGTAACACCTATTGTCATACTATTTACTTCAACTATTTTCACGCTCCCTTCGGGCTTTAGATATACACACTATAGCCGATTAGGTATATAATTCTCTAGTAGACAAAATATATATTATATATTCTACTTTAAGATAGGAGTACCTAATATGACAGACTTAATAGATATTAAATCTCTAAAGGTAAAACCTTTTGAGATTATAAATAAATCGGAAACTGTTTCTGAAATACTACTCTATGGTGACATTGGGGCCAGTATGTGGGGTGATGGTATATCTGAAAAAGATTTCAAGGATGCTTTAAATAAACTACCTGCTACATGTAAAGAAATCCAATTAAGAGTTAATTCTCCTGGAGGACAAGTTTTTTCTGGGATGACTATCTATGAACTAATTAAGGCAGAGAAAAATAAGGGACGTAAAGTAGTAGCCTATGTAGATGGGCTTGCTGCATCTATTGCTTCTGTAATTATTTTAGCTGCTGATGAGATCATCGTTGGAGATGGGTCTATGCTTATGTGGCATAAGCCAAGTGTAGGGTGTGCTGGAAACGCTTCTGATTTTGAAAGAATGATTAATATTCTAGATAAGATCGAAGATCAAATGATCAACATCTACGCTAAGAAAACTGGAATGAATAAATTAGAAATAGCTAATATGCTGGCCGCTGAAACTTGGATTACATCTCAAGAAGCACTAGATATGGGATTAGCGGATAGTAGTTTTGCAGCTTGTGACCAACTTCATATTGCAGCTAAATTTATTGAAAGAACTCCTTTCAATAAAAAGCCACAAATGAAAGGTACAGATGTAGTTATTAAAAACAAGTTAAACGAATTTATAGCTAAAGCTAAAAAAGAATTAAACAAAAAATAGTTTTTTAAGCTCGCAGTACGCGCAGCTAGACTAACGATTTTATTAAACAACAATAGATAGGAGAATTAACATGGACTTGGAACAAATGAAAGCACGTCTAGGTGTAGTATTAGCGAAACTAGAAGAATTAAATGCAGTAGAAAATTTCACTGATTCAGTAGTTGCAGAAATTAATGAATTCAGTGCTGAATTTGAAAAATTAAAAAACACAATTGAAGCTAAAGAAAAATTAGCTGTAACTATGGCAGCTTCTTCTGCATCTACAAGAAAAGTTTCTCCAGAAACTAGAGTAGAAGTTATGGCAACTAGACAAGATAAAAACGGAGGATTTAAATCTTTCGGAGAATTCTTAGGATCTGTAAAAAATGCAGCTTCTGGAAAATTTGATCCACGTTTCAACAATGTTATGTTTGAAAAAAACGGGGAAGATGGCGGTTTCTTAATTCCTGAGGAGATGGTTGGAGAAGTAGCTAAGAAGTTACAAGCTGACGATTCTCTTTTAGGAAAAACTAAGCAATTTTCTGTATCAGGAAACTCACTTACACTTCCAACTGATGAAACTTCACCATGGAATGGCGGTGTATCTGTAGCATGGGCATCTGAAGGTGCAGTAAGATCTGATTCAAAATCGAAATTCGGTCTTGCTTCATTAAAATTACATAAATTAACAGCAAACGTAACTATCTCTGATGAACTTTTAGAAGATACAGTTGCTCTAGAGTCATACATCAAAACTATGGCCCCAGAAGCAATCATGCATAAAGTTAACAGTGCTATCCTTACTGGTGACGGTGTTGGTAAGCCAATGGGTATTTTAAATTCTGGGTTTAAAGTAGCTGTAGCAAAAGAAACTTCTCAAGTAGCTGCTACAATCGTTGCTAGAAACGTAATTAAAATGTACTCATCTATGATTCCTTCTGCTAGAGCAGGAGCTGCATGGCACATCAATGCTGGTTGTGAAGAACAATTAAGAATGATGAAAGATGATTTCGGAAATTTCATTTATTTAGCTCCAGGATCTCAAATGAATCAGTCGGTTTATGGTATGCTTTTAGGCCTTCCAGTAATCCCACTTATCGGGTCTATGCCAGCTCTTGGTGATGAAGGCGATATCATGCTAGTTAATTTTAACTATTACTACAGTATCGTTAAGTCTGGTGGAATGAAACAAGCTGTTTCTTCTCACTTATACTTCGACCGCGACTTACAAGCTTATAAATTTACACTTCGTTTAGATGGTAAGTGTCCATTTAAAACTCCAGTTGTAACTGAGTTTGGAAATCACTCTATGTCAGCAATCGTTACTTTAGCAGTTAGAGCTTAATAAAATAGGAGAGTAGAAATACTCTCCTTTAAAAATTTAAATTAGGAGTACACAATGGATAACTATTTTTTACTAGAAGAATACAATGCAAAACAAGCCTTTACACCAGTTGACTTGAACGCAGCAGCTATTACAGGAAACAGAGTTTCTTTAGCTGCTAACAAAAGAGTGGCAGTAGTAATTTCTGTAGGAGCATCTACAGCAGCTTTATTACAAGTTACTTTAAAACAACATAACGCAGCTACTGCTGGTACATCTAAAGATTTATCAGTAGCTAACAAGTATTATGTAAAAGCTGGAGCAGCAACCTCTTTCACACAAGTTGAGCCTACAGTTGCGGCAGCTCTTTATGACTTATCAACTGATTTCGCAGCTAACGCTGGTGTTATCGTTTTTGAAGTTTTAGACAGCGATTTAGATGTTAACAACGGGTTTACTCACTTCTCAATCGACGTTGCAGACTCTACAGCAGCTAAAATTGGAGCAGCGGTTTATATCCTTAGAGACAGTAGCTACCAACCAGCTTACTCTCTAGCTATCTAGTTTTTAGGTAGTCGGCCAGTTTAATTAAAGATAATATAGGGGCTGAAGAGATTTGGCCCCTATTTGTTTGGAGATATTATGAAATTGAAATTTTCAGGTGATGCGGTTATTAGTGGAGTAGTAGTATACAAAACAGGTGAGACTTATGAAGTCTCCAATGAATTTGGGTCTGCTTCTATGTGGATTAAACGCGGTATTGCCGAAGAAGTTTTTGAAGAACTTAAAATAGAAATTCCAGTAGCTATAGTAGAGGAAGTTAAGCCTATAGAAGTTGAGCAATCTACTGAGGAAGCACTAGATGTTTTAGGCGGTCAAGTAGGCGAGGAAGTTGCAATTGTAGAAGTTAAAGCCGACAATAAGAAAGGTAGTAAATCTAAAAAAGGTCTATAGTAGATGAAGTTTTCAACTTTTTTTAATAGAGTGAAGGAAAAATTCATAACTCCTACGAGAAGAACTGTAGGATACTCAGCAGGTACTAGAGTAGATGAAGATACTTCAATGCAATCATCTGCTTTTTATCGCGGAATAATTTATATATCTACCCAAATTGCAAAATTACCTTTTGAAGTAAAAGATTCAAACAATAAAATAATTGATAATGATGTTTCATATTTATTAAACATTCAACCAAATCCTGAAATGACAGCATTTAATTTTAAATGTTTCATGATTCAGACAGCAATAGTATTGGGAAATTCTTATGCAGAAATTGAAAGAGATTTGCTAGGAAGACCTAAAGCACTTTGGCCAATAAATCCTAGAAGAGTATATCCCGTAAGAGATGCTCAGGGAGTTTTATGGTATCACGTATTAGGTGGAAGCGATTCTGGATCTGATGTTTACTTAGATCCAAAAGATGTTTACATCGTTAGAAATTTTCATACTAAAGACGGATTTCAGGGCCAGGGTGTAGTTGGATATGCAATGGATACTCTTGGAATAAATCTTGGAGCAGATAAATTTGCTAACTCACTTTATGCAAACGGTGGGATGCCAAGTGGTACATTAACATATCCAGGAAAATTATCTGATGAAGCGTTTCTTAGATTAAAAGAAACATGGGCATCTGATAACGGTGGAAGAAAAACTGGTCAAACTGCAATACTAGAAGACGGTATGACTTTCAATCCAGTTTCTTGGGGACCCGATGTATTACAATTTCTCGAATCAAGAAAATTTAATATTTCTGAAATGTCTAGATTCTTAGGTGTACCTCCAACAAAACTATTTGACCCTCACGCGGCCAAGTATAATAACATCGAACATGCAAACTTAGAAGTTGCTACCGATACGCTGGATAGCTGGTGTAAAAACTTAGAACTTGAAGCAGATATTAAATTACTAGGTAAGAGATATAAGGGATATCGAACAATGCTGGATCTGTACGCAGTATTCAGAGGAGATATGTCGACACGATCTGCTTACTTCAATATCATGATGCAATCTGGAGCTATAACTCCAAATGAAATTAGAAGACAAGAAGGGTTAGAGCCATATTCAGGTGGAGACAGGTATTATATAGCTTCTAATAATTTTACACCAGAAGATAGACAGGATGAAATTATTGACGCAAGAGTAGCTCCAAAACAAATAGCAGCTCCAACTCCCAGTACCGAAGCTCCCCCCAAAAATGCAGATGTACAAAATAGTGATGAAATAGCTAGAGCAGCTAGAAAAAAAATATTAGAGATCCTAGAGAAGAGACACTAAACTCGCTTTACGCGCAGTAGGTATAAACTTGGATAATGAACTACTACTAGCATTAGTAGACTCTTTAGTTGAAGATGCTGTATCAAAAATTGTAATTCCCGATCCAATAAAAGGGAAACGAGGACTTAAAGGTAAAG